CGGGACGATTGCCCCGCCACATTTTGCACTATCGGCACGGGGCCGAACATGTCAGATGTTCCGACAAGTTGCCGTATTCGTTTTTAGCATCCGCAGCCGTTGCAGCCGCCGCAATTCCCGTACTGATACGGTGCAGGAACGGGGAAAGCCGGAACAGGGCGGGGGTTGTAGTAAGCGAGCTGCCCGCTCATATAGGCTTTCAGCGTTTCATTCTGCGCAGCCTGACTTGCGGCAAGCTGTGCGGCAAAAAGCTGCTGGTTCTGCTCGGCAATCTTGGCATCTTTAGCCTCAATGCGCTGCGCCGTCAGTGCGTCAAGCACAGCGCGTGCGTTCGCGTTCTGGTTTTCAATGATGTCCCGAGTGCCGTTCTGAATGGTCTGGCGCGTGTCGCAAGCCTGCGTAGCGAGGTTGTAGTTTACGCCCTGGATGGCCTCGCGGGTCTCGCAGCAGCAATTAGCCTGCTGCATCTGCATGGCGTTGAGCTGCTGCATAAATGCCGCCTGCTGATTGGCGCGGCTGATTTCGGCGCTCATAAAGCCCTGCTGCATAGCGTTCTGCACACCGTTGACAAGCTGTGCCTGAGCATAGAAGCCGTCACACAGACCGTTGTTCACGACGTCGATTTTGCGTTCGATGTTGGCAAAGTCGCTGGTGAGGATGTAGCCATCGACAGCGCCAGCACCATTACCGCCGCCAAAGCCGTTGTTGCCCCAGTTGCCGCCCCAGCCGCAGAAAACGAAGAGGAAAAGAATAATAATCCACCACGCACCATCGCCGCCAAAGCCCCAGCCGTTGCCATTGCCCGTATTCGCGGGCTGAACAGGCATTGTCATAACAGTGCCGTCCGAAGAAAGACTCATGTTTAACTCCTTTCAAAAGTTGAATGTATTGTTCACCGTGCGCACGGGTTGAACCTATTTTAAAAAGCTCTGAAACTGCTGCGCCATCGCTTGCAGCTGGTTTAGCTGCTTCTGGCTCATTTTGCCAGATTGCAGCAGTTTTTGAACTTCTTGCTTCGGGTCGCCTTGAAAATTTTGTCGGAACTGCTGAAACTGCTGCATCATTTGCTGAAATTGTCCCATTGCGCCCGGCATTTTGCCGCCGCCAAGAGCGTTAAACAGAGGGTTGCTCATTGTCTGCCTCCTTTTTCTTGCGCGTCAAAGGTTTATCCGCCGCCAGCGCGTCAAAGCGGGCTGTCAACGCGTTGAACTCTTGCCGTGTGACATATTCCTCTTTCGGTTTTTGCGCGGTCTGTGCGGGCTGTTTCTGGCTTGCCGTGCGTTCCGAGTAGTCAAAAACGCGCAATGGCTGCGGCATACCGCTGGCGTCGGTGGACTTAATGTAAAATGTACTGTTTTCGCTGTCCATCAGCAGTACGCTGTTCCCTGCCGCCACCATATACGCTTTGGCTCCTTCTTCACCCTGCACCCAGATAATAGGCGAGCTTTGCTGTGCCGGTTGCTGCTGCGGATATGCCGCTTGCCGGAGCTGTGTAAGCTGATCGGGCATGGCCGAAGGCATCTGCTGCCCCATTGGATAATAGTTCGGCATATAGCCGGGCTGATACGGTACGCCAAACGCCATAGTCAATCATCCTTTCTGCCAGTAGTACAGCGGCACTTCATCGCCGCTGTCCCATGTATCCAGCCAATCGCCATTTTGCACGCACACAACATGCGTAGCCATTGCCAAAATATACGTGCCGTCCGAGTGGTCTTTTGCAAACTGCGCCACTGTGTAACAATCCGGGCAGCTGTTCGGCAACGCGTAGCGCTTCCACCCACATCGCCGCAGATAACTGCCCCAGACATAGTTTGCAGACGGCATATCATGCAGTTCAAATCCTGCCAACACAAGCGCCGCATATACAGTCACCCACTCTTGATGCGTTGCGGCTGCAATGGCTCTGACGGTACAATCGCCGACGCGCTTTTGTTCCGGGTTTAGGTTGATTTGCTTGTATGCCATCCGAACCGCTCCTTTTATCTAAATTGTACAAAAAAAGACGGCACAACGTAGGCCAGTAAAGTGCCAACATTGTGCCGTCTTTGGGACAAAATAAAAAAGGCGCGGCCACAAAAGCAGCCGCGCCCTTTAAATCAGCCTATTTTGTTTTTGATGCTGTGTACGCGCCGTTTTACCGTGCGCTCGCTACAATTCAGTTCTGCCGCAATATCAGCATTGCGCCAGCCGCGCCGCCGAAGCTGCAAAACATCCGTTTCTTCATCGGTCAGCAAACCGCCGACAAAATCAAACTTTGGCATGATTACTCATCCTTCTTGTTCTTGCTTTCGGTCTGTGTGCCAAAATAAAAGGCCACAACCATTGTCACAATGGTCATGACCGTGTCCGGCTGTAATTTTTCCCGCAGCGCCAATGCCGCAAACACTGCAACGACAACCAGCGTCACAATGGTTTTGACCTTGATAAGCGCGGCAATGTTTTTCAAAAAATCGCCCATTTATATGCACTCCCTTTCAGCCAATCAGATGATTTTGCAAAGCTTCCTTTGCCTTTTGCATCTGGTCAATGTTGTTCCCATCCAGATTGTGGTCAAGCAGGGCAAGCAATGCCTGCATGGTCACATGCTGCCCCTCGTCCATGCGGTCAAGCCGCTGTTTGTCGTTTTTCAAGAATCCCTCCATGGCGTTCACCCGCTCTTCAAGCTTGGTAATGCGTTTGTCCTGGTCGGTCTTCGGCTTTTTTACGGCAGTGATTACTTTGCTGATGGCAACGCCCCCGGCATACAGCCCGGCAGCAGCGCCCGCCGCGTAAATCAAAAACGCCCAGGCCTCCGCAAGTGTAAACGAAAATACATGCTGCATTGGCATCACACCTCCACGTATTTTGCATGATACGCCTTGTCGTTGTCCAGCCCGTACTTCTTGGCGATGAGGTAGAACTCCATCGCCGCAGCGTTCGGCAGCACAACGTGGTCAAGCCAGACCTCCTGATGCGTCTGCGCGGCGGGCTTGTCTTCTTTGATGGCGGCATCGTACCGTGTCAGGTTGAACTGCTTCACGACGGCCAGCAGACTTGCGGTATACGTCGGGCTGGTGGCCCAGCCATCGGCCCGGATGTACTCGCACGCCTTGTTGATGTCGGTACAGCCGACCAGATTGGAATAGCGCGGCATTGTCGTCAGCTTCTTGATGTAGTCCTCTACACAGGCGGCCATCGTATCGTAAGCGCGGAAGCCCGCCGTGATGGTGATGTATTTGCTGCCGTCCCACTCCTTCGTGGCCTTGTTGTACACTCTGCCGCTCCAATTGCTGGCCTTAATGCCGAACAGGTTGTTTGCCTGTACTGCAAGCTCGCTCGTGCCGTAGGCGCTCTCCAAACAGGCTTGTGCAATGCACAGCGACGGCAGAAGATGTGCGTTCAGACAGCGGCTCTGGCACTTCTCGGCCATGACGTCAATGAACGTCTGCTCCTGCGTCTTGGCGGGTGCAGCGTCGGCCACATCTCCCTTCAGGCGCTTCGTGACCTGTGCCGCAATGTCGGGGAACTTGCTCTTGAGATAGGGGCCGGGGCAGGCCGTGGCGGCGTAAAAGCAGTGCATTGTGAGCGAACCGTTCTTGTCGCCGGTGTAGGTCAGCTCCTTGATGCCGTTGCGGCGGCAAATGTCGGTGCAAAGATCGAGCAGGGCGGCATACGCCTTGTCGCTGACGTGCCAGTCCGGTGCGCCGCTGTCGTTCGCCACCTCAATCGTCACCGCCCTGTGGTCGTTCCACGGGCTGGAACTGCACCAAGAACGGTCAGCTTCGTGGCAGAACAGACCGATACGCCCGCTGGATTCGATGGCGTAGTTTGCGCTCATCTGGCGTGATGGCCTGCCGACAAGAGCGCCGAAAGATTCAAGCGTCGTGTTACCAGCCATGTGATGAACGGTAATCTTGCTGATGGGCTGGCTCCGGGGTCGGTTGCAGTTTGGGCTGATGGCCGTGTAAACGGCCAGTGCAGAATCACTCATTCTCGTCTTCTCCTTTTCCGTTAGACAGTTCTTCGTCCATTTCAGGCGACAGAATCATTTCATCCTTCATTGGTTTCACTCTCCTTTTCGTTGGTGTCGTTTTCTTCACCGGTGGTATTTTCAGCGCCGTCAACCTCCGGCACATCCGGCGTCTCCGTAACCTCGTCTGCGCTCTCTCTTGCATCCACCGCATCATAATACGCCTGCGCCAGCGTCTCCACCTCGGCAATGTCCGCCTCATCCAGCAGGCCGTTGTCGTAGTGCGTGTACGCCTTGTCCAACCAGAACGCAACGTCTCGCCCCGCGCCGATTTCCCGCTTGATACTGCGCAGCGTCAAATCGTGCCGTGCTTTACTCTTGATAGCCATTTTATTACTCCTTTCAGGTTTGCGATGCTACTGCATCTTCCAAATCGGTGATCCGTTTAATGGGGTCTGCGCGTCCCGTCACAGTCGCGCTGTCGGCATCGGTCAGCACGGTGTTTGTGCCGGAGAATGCCTTGATGGGTACGCCACCTGTGGCGGTGAAAGTTGGGTTGGGAGTATTATGTTCACGTGTATAGCAAATCTGAATTGGCGTTCCGGCTTCAAACTGCGCCATCAAATACTGCTTAAACTCATCAAGACTAGAGAAATTCGTGTTAAATATAGCCTTTATGGTATATGATAGGTATACCCCAAAAACATGATTCTGTAGTTGACTGCTATTTATACTCTTATAATGCGAGCACAAACCATAAGAAGAAATTTCATTTAACGTTACGCTATATTGTTTCGGTTCCTCTACTATGTAGTTTTCTGTTCCGTCCAGCGTCATCTGACTCCACGTCTTCTGCCCCTCTCCAGTCACCGCGTCCACCTCACCGCCATACACGGTTTCAGGCAGGGTCAGGGGGGTGGTACTGCCGATGTATGGTGTGTAGGTGGTCGGGGCGATGGTGCCAGGAACAATGTACGGATACACTGTCTTGTCAACCGTTGCGCCGGCACTCACAATCGCGTACCAATACTTAGTTACATCCCCGGCCAAAATCTCAAAATTGCCTTTGGCATTTAGCCACAAGTTTTTCCCATTTCTCTGCACCACAACAGAAGCGGAAATTCCTTCACCCGTTTCCAGTCCGTAGTATTTTCCGGGCGGCAGATGCCAAACCGGAAACGTCGAGCTATCCACAGTAGTTGTTGCTGTGCCGGATATATGAATACCGCCATCCGGAACATACTCATATGTGATGCCGTTTTTTGTGAATTTATTAAATGGCTTTATATTCAGCAGATTCTCCCCGCACCGTTCAACCGTCACGCTGTCACGTCCCTTGATGGGACGGATGTTTTCGTAGGGTTCCCAAGCTGTGGGCGTGTTGCCCTTTTCAATCTGTGGCTGTACAGTGGTTTTTACCGTTGTACCAGATTGAACTCGAATATAAAGCGATGTATTATCGCTTGGTCTAATCATAGTTACACCGGATACGAGTCCTTGCGCAGAAATGACGTTTTCGCCTACAATGCTCCAGTTTCTATCCGTTGAAAGTGAGATAGGATAGGAAAAGTTCTTAATCAGGACATAGATTGCGGTTCCTGTAGCCGTGCCGTTTACAACCACTTCGCCTGTATTCGAGCGAGTGAAAGTGATACCATTTACTGTCTTCGTTGCTGCCTCATACCCTGCTGGGTTTAGCTGATTCTTCCCGCCACCTGCCGGATACGGTGTTCCGCTGCCCTCCTGCACGGGTTCCCACTTCGCTTTCACGCCCAGCGCGTATCCCGCAACGGGGTAGCACACAACAGGGTTGCCGCTCTCTTCCAGCGGCGGGCAGAGCATATCAATGATGTGCTTGCTGCTCCACGGCTTGTCGCCAATGGCGCTGTCATCGGGAGTTATGTTCTTCACCTGCTGTTTCAGCTCGGCCACCGCCGCCGTGTTCGCCGCCACGTTCTCCACGCTCTCGGCCAGCGTGTCCGCGCTCTGCTTGGCGTTTGCCTCGGATTTCGCCGCAGCCTCGGCGCTCTTAGCCGCCGCATCCCGGGCAGCCTCCGCGCCCTGCTGGGCGGTCTGGGCATCGTCCCGGACATTCTCGGCTGCCGCCTGGGCATCTTGCGCACTCTTGGCCGCCGTCTGCGCAGCAGTCTGTGCCTTTACCGCATCGTCCCTGGCAGCAGCCGCAGCAGCCTGTGCCTCCTGCGCAGCCTGTGCGGCAATCTCCGCCGCCGCCTTACTGGCCGCGGCGTCGCTGGCGCTCTGGCCCGCATAGTTAGCGGCAGCAGCCGCATTCTCCGCCGCCTGCTGTGCAGCTGTAGCATTCTCTCCGGCCAGGTTGGCCGCAGCATTTGCCGTCGCCTTGGATTCCTCCGCCGCCAGTGCGGCCCGGGCAGCCTCCGCCGCCAGCGTGTCCGCTGCGCTCTTACTGGCCGCCGCGGCAGCAGCCGCATTCTCCGCCGCCTGCTGCGCGGTAATAGCCTTATCCAGGGCCGCCTCGGCAGCCCGTTGGGCGGCAAGCGCCGCCTCCGCATACGGCCCGGCCTTGGCAGCATCCGCCGCTGCGGCCTCTGCCGCTTCCTTCGCCGCAGCACTGGCCGCCTGCGCTTCCTCGGCGCGGGCCTTGGCCGCTGCCGCTTCCTCCGCTGCTGCCTCTGCGTCCGCCTTGGCCTGCAAGGCAGCTTCCAGCACCTGCGCCGCCAGCTCGGGCGTCGGCTCTGCATCCGCGCCGCCGTATACGCCCGCTTGCTCAAGGATAAGATAGTCCACGTTACAACTCGCCCGCTGCACGCCGGAGGCCAGCCCGGCCAGCACAAGCACGCCATCCTTGGCCTCCTTCGTCACCTCTGGCGGCACGTCCATGGCATCCCCATCCAGCAGGGCCACGCGCAGCGGCTCTTCCCGCCCGGGGATATGCCACGTTGCGGTGAGATTCAGCCCGTCCCACCCGGCCCCGCGCTCAATCTTGATACTCTCCGTGCCAAAGCTGGAATTAGTCCCCAGCACCAGCTTTCGCGGGGTAGGGGAGTAGTTGTCAAGCCTTAAAGTATGTACCATCATGCACCTCCCAAAAATCAGTAGTAAATCAGCGTGATCTGGCGGTTCACAGTGCCGTTGCCGCTCCATTTCATGGTGATGGTGTTTCCGCTGATGTGCAGGTACTCAATATCCGCGCTGTTCGCACTGGCCGCAATGTCGCAGATGCCTACCAGCGTGCCGCCCGTGAACGTGTAGCTCCATGAGCCGGAACCGTCGACCATGCTGATTGTCACCGTCTTCAGCGCCTTTGCGCTCACTCTACCGCCGCCGTCGTGCTTTCCGTCCGGCACCGTCACCGACTCACCCGGTGCAATCGTCGCGCCCCAGTTCCCGCGCCGCGGCACATTGCCGGTGCGCAGGCCCTTCCGGGCAGCGTAAAACGTAGAATTCGCCAGCACATCCGCTTCCGTGGCGGTGGCCTGTGCCAGCTTTCCAGCGCTCAATCCACCGCCGCCGTTAAAATCCAGCCGCGTGCCGTCGTACACGAACGTGATCCAGCGCCCGGTCACAACGCAGTCCCCGTCCGCCGCATCCGCGCCGCAGTACGCAGGCACGGCCACACCGTTGACTGTCCATGTGTCGCCCGCGCTCCACGCGGCGGGGACTTTAAACCGCCCCACCGCGCCCTCACCCGTCAGCGCATACACGCTGCCGCTCTTGCTGCACTCATATTCCTGCACGCAGACATTTAACCCGCCACCAGACGGGTCATACTGCGCCTTTGTCATCATTGCTGTGCCACCGTGCAGTTGCGACAGCTCAGTCTTTACCTTTTCAAGCAACGCGGAAAACTGCGCCTGAATGGTGGTAGTGTCAACGCTAACCCAGTCCGTAACAAGCCCACACACATCGGGGTCAAGCCGTTCGTCCGTGATGCTATCCGCAGAAATGCTGCTTACAGCTGCCGCAACGTAAATACGCGCAAGAGAAATTTGCCGTTTTAAAGTGTTGTTTGTAAGTTCCGTGGCGGTAGGTGCATTATTCGGCGTTCCTTTTAGCACTTCAATACGCGGTTTTTCCGCATAATCCACCGTGTCCCAGCTAACAACGATCCTGTCAATACGTGGCAAAATGGCATCTGGCAACGGGATTGTCAGATGCAACTCGCTTCCAGTCTGTTCTTTTGTATCATTCCAAAAAACTGTGCCGTCCGCTTTGTCGTTCGCCAGCCAGCCCACGCCATCTGAAACGCTTACCGTCATATCGCCGTTTGCGGTAACACTTAAATTGCCATCTGCGCCAAAAACGCCGCTGGAACGCCCATGCAGCCATTTCATCACGTTTTCGGCTCCGATATATTCATCTACGTTATTCGGAAAGTTTTTGATTTCTGCCACTTTATCACCTCAAAACTGTTAAAATCGGGTCGCCAATAACAAGCTTGACGCTTGATCCGTTTGCATCCTGTGAATACTTTGCTGCCGTGATTCTTGCCTTGTACTTTACACCCAGCCGCAATGAAACGCACCAGACCAAATCGCCGACATTATATGCCGTGCCAAGCTCGTCACCGTCAGCGTCAATCGAAAATCCGTTGCGGTTCAAATGACTGCCTAGCTGTAACGCCGCATACTGCTTAACGCGCGTCTGAAACGCAGAGTTTGTCTCTCCATCCTGCTGGCTATCTCCGCTGAAGCTCGCCCACAGTTCGCGCCGTTCTGAATCGCTGGCCGTGCCAGCCTGCACTACAAATTTTGTACCGTCTTTGTACTGCGCTTCACAATAGCACACATTTTTGTATTCAGAAATATCCTTGTCAACTACCAGCCCGGGCGCTGTTCCGCGTTCCTGCACAAACAGCACGGCGTCTAATCCCTCTGTACGGTCAACGCCCTTATACAATTCAAACGTTTCTGTTTTGGTTCTGTAGTCCAAAACCATCCGGCTTCCAAGTCCTGCGTCTGCCAAAATCGGCTGTATGCAGTTTAACAGTTCATCCCCGTACACCTCTGTTGCTGTCACGGTTTCTGTCAAGCCTTTTTTCTCTGCCAGCAGTACAGGCAGCCCGCGCAGGTTGTCAGTAATAACGCTGTATACATCCGTTTCCACGTTGGCAATACTGGCAGTTGCCGCAATAACACGCCGGTTCAGCTTATTGTTCAGACTGTACCCGTTCAACGTGATTTCGCTATTATCACAATCGAACTGTATTTCTTCCACCGTATACGCAAGTCTTCGCTCTACAATGTACAAAACAGCATCCAGCTCCACTATCCCGATGTTGTAACCATCCATCGGCAAAACTACCGTAAATTTTCCCACATCGTTATAGTAGTCGCTGAACTCGCTGCTGATGGCGTGGGTAATTTCGTGTCGGTTGTTAAGGTCATGGGAGAACAGCTCTAATCTCATATTACCGTTACACCCGCACTTTCTTCCGCAAACGAAACGCTCATTTCAACGTTTTCAAGCCCACTGTCCGCAGTAGGCTTCCACGCATTATCGCCCGTATGAATTCTGTACAGTGTGCTTTCAAGCGTAAGTGCGCCCCGGCAGTCACCGTCCTTAGAACTTGTCACCGTTGTCTTTCCGTGCGATGTCTTGATAACGACACGCTCATCTTCCACAAGCGTTTTTTCCAGCCGCAGCACTTCACCTGTCAGCATGTTTTCAATGCCTACGTTTGTTGCCGTCTCGCCAATGCAATTGATTTCCAGCATAAACGGCACATCAAACTGCCCAAAATTTTGCAAAACAATGTATTTTAGCACAATGACTTTGCCGAAATAATACGTTTTGCTGATATTCCATGGGAATTTAAAACCTTTTTGCACGCCGCGCAGCTGCATTGCCTTTCGTTCGCCGCTTTCCCAATACGGGTAGGGGGCAAGCATGCCAAGCTGAAACGGCGCACCGCGTTTTGATGCGCCAATGGTGGGCGATGCCGTTACAATAACGTCTATGTGCCAGTCTCCGGCATATAACACCCCGGTCAGGTCAGGCCGTACAACGGTCATAAGCGCGTCTTTAAGCGCTTGCGCATTGTCGCCGATAACTCTTCCATTGATGGTAATAGGCCGCGTCTGGATGGCCTTAGATTGTACCGTAGCGCCTACCTGACCGATGCCCTGCGCCGTGTTGGCAGTGACCGAAATTGTATCAATGCCATCCGGCTTGCTGATAAGATAACCATGCGCGTAGTCAAACACGATAGACTGCCCCAGCGAATTGACGTACTTGAAAGACTTGCTTAAAAAACTCATAACGCCCACCTCGCCCGCTGGAAATACGCCGCTGTGCTTGCTGCCAGTTCAACCGGCGTCTGCTTTGCCGCGTAAATATTTTGCGTCAGGGTAAAACCGCTGCCACTGCCCTTACCGCGTCTGTAGCTGTCCGCTTCATCAGCTGTCAGCACCATCTCGCCGCGATGCAGATTTGCAACATAGTTGTTATAGGGAACATAATCCATGCCGCCTGCGTGGCTACCGTCAGACCCCGTGTTGTTTTTCACATCACTTGCATTGATGACAAAAATACTCTTGATGCCATCCCACAAGCCCTGCACAAAGCTGACAAGACCACCCCAAACAGCCGCAATGCCGCCCTTGATGCCCTCTACAACGTTTTGCCCGACCGTAGAGAAGAACCCAAACGCGCCATCAAAGATGCCCTGAATCGACTCCCACGCGCTCTGAAAGTCACCGGACAGCACAGCGTCAATCGTAGAGAACACGCCGGTAATCAAATCAAACACAGTCTGGAAAAAGCTTACCGCAACATTCCAGATGCTTTGAATGATAATCCACGCGCCCTGAAAGAATCCGCTGATAATCGGTGCAAACGGCGTAAAGATGACCACAATTGACTGGAAGATAGCCTGAAAGAATGCGCTTGCCCATGCCCATACAGTCTGTACAAGGCTCCATGCAGCGCTGAACGCTTCACCGATGCTCTGTATGACTGGGGTCAAATCTGTAATGACCTGCGTAACGACCTGCCCAATAACCTGCATAGCCGTTTCAACATAAGGCTGTACATATGCCACGACTTCCTGAATCTTGGCAGAAATCGCATCCCACGCTGCATTGGCATTGTTTTTAAAACTATCAATAATGTTAGCAATATTTTCTATTGCCGTTTTCACATTATTGAAAATATCCAGCAAAAAAGAAAAGTCAGAGCTTTCAATTGCGCTTGTCAGCCCAGAAATAATTGCATCGCCAAAAAACGAGAACACATCAGCAACAATGGGCTGCAATTCGCTTGCTACGCTGCTTAACCCGCCGAAAAGCGCCTGCAATCCCTCTTCAATAGTTGGTTCCAGCTCCATAATCACGCCGCTTACATAAGGCGCAAGCTGTGTGACCAGTTCGCTTAAGCCATCAATCAAAGTAGGCACAATTTCTTTGATGCGCGGTATAATATTGTTTCCGGCAGTAATAACGCTGTCAACAAACTCATCCATCAAGGATTGAAAATTTTGTTCTGGGTCTGCAATGCCCGTCAGCAGGTTTGCCCATGCGCTCTTCATCGATGCCGTACTGCCCTGAATCGTAGTTGCCGCTTCTTTTGCCGTTGTACCTGTAATGCCCATTTCCGTCTGTACAACGTGAATGGCTTGCACAATGTCGGAAAAACTGTCGATGCTGTACTTTGTGTAAACACCTTGCTTTGCATTTAGCGTGTCTGCATCAGCAAGGAGGCGCTCCATTTCGGTCTTAGTACCGCCGTAACCGATCTTCAAGTTGTCCAACATAGTAAAATTTTGTTTGGAAAACCCTCGATACGCGTCCTGCACACTCTGCACAGAGGAGCCCATTTTGTTCCAGTTATCGGCCATGTCAGAAATCGCCGTATTGGACATTTCGGCGGCTTTTTCTGTGTCTCCGCTAAGACTACTTACCAGCGATGCCGCAAAAGATGTAGCCGTATCCATGTAATCGTTGGCAGACAAGCCAACATTTTTATAGGCGGTCTGCGCATATTTCTCAATAGTAGCAGCGCTATCTTTGTACAGCGTTTCCACGCCGCCTACAAGCTGCTCGTAGTCCGCATAGCTGTCCAACGATGCCTTGCCGATTGACACGGCCATGTTTGCAGCGGTTTTCCCGATTTCCGTAATTCCGTTGGCTACGGTCCGCAAACCGTCCGAAACAACATTGCCGAGCAACGTACCGCTGAAAACGTCCATTAAGGACGATGCGCCGCCTTTTGCCTTCTCAACACCTTTTTCATAGTCGTCTGTGTTCAGGCTTAATTTGGCATAAAGGTTAAAAATGTCCACTTACTCGCTCACCTCCTGCCGTTCTTTTGTTTTTAATCCATGCCGCGCCGCAAAGTCTTTGAAATCCGCCTGCACCTGTTCCGGTGTCCGCGTATCCACTTTAGGCGGGTGGATAATGTCAATATATCTCGCTGGCCTGTCCTTTACGCCTGTCACAGCTACCACAAGGTTCCACGCGCTGTCTGTCATGTACACCTTGTACAGCTGCTCTTCAAAATCAGCTTTTAAAGCGTAAGGCAGCGCCGACACAAGCGCCTTTGCGCCCAGTTTCGGCATTTTCAGCAGTACAGGGATTACTTGTTCTGCCCGCCACCGAGATACGATTTGAAAAAATCAACAAACCCCTTATCGTTCAACAGGTCGGCAACCTGCTTGCAGGTGATAAGGAAATTCTGCTTGCCGATTTCTTCCACCGTCAGGCCGTTGAACGGTGCAAGGATTGCGTACACATCCTCGCGGTGCTGCTTCAACGCAATGTTCAGCAGCTTAACAATTTTCGCAAGGCCAAAACGCTGCATTGCAATACGGGTCGTTTCGCCCTTCGGCATAGCTTTCTGCATCTCTTTCACAAGCGCTTCATCATCGATCAGGTTTGTGATGGGCTGCGCGATTTGCAAAACGACTTCCAGCGCTTCGTCAGTGCTAAGTTCAGAAAAAATCCGCATTATGCTTCATCCTCTCCGGCCTTGATATACACCTCGCACGGCACAGTGTCCTGCGCGGTAATGGAGTAGTGCGCCGTGTATTCAAAGCTCATTTGGCCTTTTTCCTTGTCGCCCGTCTTCAAGCTGAAACCGCCGGTAGACAGCGTATTCATCATGTGAATGGCGCAGAAACCGCCGTTCGTAGTGCCGTGCTTGTCAGAGTAATCGCACAGCAGCCACAAATCGGTAAAGTCGCTGTCTTTCAAATCATTGCGCGGCGTGATTTTGGAAACCTTGGAAGTAGTCGTAACATCCGCAGCGCCAAGCATGCTTTTGGCATTTTCTGCCGATGCCGAAACATAAGTGCCACTGCACTTGACTTCCCAGGATTCAATCTGCTTCAGCTCTTTCATGTTCTTGGGACAGTTGTCGATGTCCTCGCCGAAGTCGGTAAAGCTTGGCACAGCCGTAAAGTTGATGCCGCCAGTCGTGGCGCCCAGCAGCGCACTTTCTTCCGGCGCAGTACCGGCAGCCGGGTCAAACGTAGTTGCAAGATAACCCGCGTTCAAGACCAGTTCCTTAAACGCAGATTCAGGAATACGAGTAAATTTCATGCTTTCACCTCAATTTAGGCATAAAAATTCGGCGGTCACGTTGATGTACCACCGTTTTATGTTTTTGTCTGTCTCATCTGCCAGCGCCTGGCAAAACGGGGAGCCGCGTTTTAACCAAATAAAGCCGCCATCTACCGGAAGCGTCACGCCGCCAATGCCCAGCACGTCCGAAAGCTCAAGCGCCTTGGCATTGGGCACCGCTTCGCGCGTGGTATGGAACCACATGTTGACCGTCAGCGATACCGCTCCGCCTCCCCATGCGTCAAACACAGCATCATAGGTCAGGTATGGGAGTACAGCGTCATCCGGCACGGCATTGCTGGCGTAAGCGGTCATAAATTGCCCGAAAAACTGCTGTAATGCAGCGCCCTTTGTCATGTAGGCAATCCCTCCCGCAATCGTTCAGCCGTAAAGCTCTTTAGGCCGTTCAGCATCGGGGAAGCGCTTGCCGGGGCTTGCTTTTCTTCCGGGCGGCTCGTGACCCGGAAATATGCCCCGGTCGTCACGTCCTTGTACACGCTGCCGTACTCGATAGGCACATCTTTCCGCACAATGCCGGTATACACGCTGGTCACGCCCTGCGCTTCGGCCTGCCGTGCTTCAAGGCTGCTGTCCAGTGCAACATAATTCGCAAACTCTGCGCCCTCGCTCCACTCGGTAGCATAGCCGCCTTCACCGTCAGGCTTTGTCCGCTTGTCCATAATGATGCAGCTATGCGAAAAATCATCTAAAATGCTCATAGCTTTCTCCATTTGTTCAGCCGAGAAGCAAACACGCCCTGCCAGCCCGTCACAGAGCCGCCAGAATTGCCGTTTGCGCTCGATTTGGTGTAACTGTACCCGGCAAAGCTCTCACTCTGGAATGGGCTGTTTGCGGCGTTCTCGTACTGCGTGCGCCACGCCTTGATTTCTTCTTCAAGGTGCAGAAATTCGGCAGGCACGGCCATGGCCCAGACAGCGCCATCAAACGTTTCATCTCTTAGCGAGCAGTTACCGTATTGATACACACCATCGTTCAGAACGCTGCCCATAATGCGGAAATACTGTCCGGCACGCAAAAAAGGGAGCGCAATGCTCCCGCCCTTGATGCTGAACTCGCCCAGATGGACGCCATTCTGTGTGACAAACCAGTTCCGGCACTCCCTCATCAATTCTTCAAGCATTGCACTCCCTCTTTTTTACTGTGCTGCCTTAACAGTTTTTGCGCTCCGGGCTTCTGCGGGCGTAATGGTGGCAACGGCAATACCGTCCAGGTACTCTGCCCACAGCTTCATGCCCATAAGAGCGTACATATCGCCAGTTGCGCGGCTGTAGTCGCCGTCAACATGCACACCAATCAGGTTGGTTTCGCCCTCGACGGTATAGTTCAGGCCCAGCTTGGCGAAATCGCTATCGGCGGGGTCGATGTAATACAGGTCGATATTTTCAACAGGCACGGCGATAACCTTGTTCTTTGCAATGTACTTTTCGGGAAGCAGGAACAGAGTGGAATAACCCATGAAATTCTGAACATAGGTCAGGCCGAATGCGGTCTGCGTGGTGATTTCCTTGTCGCCCAGATAGCCGTAGAAGTCCAGAATGTTGGCAAAGCCGACAACCTCGGTAACATCACGATCCATGCTGGCGAACTTGTCCAGCACGTTGCCCTTTGCCAGAGCAAGACCCTGCTGCCAAGTGGTAGCAGCTACAGCCAGAGAGCCAGTGTTCAGGAAGGTGTAGAAGTCGCCCAGAACCTTGTTCTGCAGGGCGACAAGGAACGCCTCGTCGGTCTTTTCAACGGCAACGTCTGCGCCGTACTTGGCGACTGCCTCAACGGATACGCTCTTGGCATACTTGGCAATCTCAATGTCGCCGTAGGTTTTGGGCTCGACCTTCATCTTGGTCAGCGGAATCTCATCGCCCTCGGCAACGGACGTACCGCCAGCCAGAGTGCCGTCAACAGCGGCCTCATAGGAGACCAGCTTCGTGCCGGGGGCCTTGCGGATGGGGCGCATAATGCCCATGATGGTGCGCAGCGCGTCCCAGTTCTTGCCAAAGCGGGTGACGAAGTCAACCTCGCGGGCGTTGACAGTAATCTGGGCAGCGGTAGTCAGGTTAGTTTTTGCAGCCATATATTGGCTCCTTTCTGTTAATCGTCAGATTCGTTTTGCATGAGGTTCACAAGCGCCGCCTGCCGCTCGGAGGTGGACAGTACATAACGGCCCTTGTCGTCCGTCTTGTAGATGTCCTCCCGCGTCATGGCCTTGCCGCCATTGTTGGCAGGGGGAGTAGACGTGTCTGCGCCTTTGGTGCTGCTCTTGGTGATGTACTCGCCATAATCGGTCTTGAGGCTCTTTTCAAGTGCAGCTGCGTCTTTGATAGCGCCCTTGTCATCCAATTCCAGTTTGTCAAGCAGGCCGTCTCCCTTTGCAAGGCGTGCGACAGAGGAAATCCGTTTTTCAGAAATGCCGATTTTCAGCAGGACGTCGGACAGCGCCTTTTCTTTGGCAGCCGTTGTTTTCTCAGCGTCTACGTTGGCCTTGTAGTCCACAAAAGCCTTGTGCTCTGCTTCATACTTAGCCTTGTAGCCGCCGTCGCCCTGCGCTTTCAGGTCGTCCAACTCCTTCTGAACGCCCGGCAGCTTTTCTGCATCGGCTTTATACCGCGTGACGTCGTCCTTCAGCGGGTCAACAACGCCCAGATGGAGCGCCACCAGCTGATTTTCAATTTCGTCAGTGCAGCTTTCGCCAATAATTTTACGGATTTCAGCGCGTGTAAATTTTGCCATGGGGGTTCTCTCCTTTTCTTCGGTGGCGGTTCTTCGCCATTTGAGTTTTATTTATTCAAAACAGCAGTGCTTCGCTGTTTTTGCGTATAAAAATAGCAACCGCCGAGAAAGTCTCGGTAGTTGCTAGGTAAACTTGCCTTTTACGGTTTCACTTCAACGCTGGGCAGCACATTTGTGTGGAAATACAGCTTGTAATGGTACGGGTCTGTGTGTGTTCCTGTAATGTCCTCGACAACATACATTGTGTAGCTGTTTAGGTAGATGTAATTTTTCCTGTAAGTATTAGGGCCAACCTTTACAGTGCAGACAAGCTCGTTGCTGGAATTGTTGGAGATGGACATATATCCCTCGGCTTCCATAATGACCTTGTCTGTTCTGGCGTTGTATACGGTGATTTTTCGTTCGCTCTCAAAGTAATCGGCCTGTTTAGAAATATTGGAGTTTGCTCTATCGGCTTCGGAACAGCCACACAAAAGCAAAACTGAGGCCATAACTGCGATTGCGATATAAAGAATCTTTTTCATGTGATTTCCTCCCAATAAAAAGAGCCGAGAGGCTTATTTGCCTTTCAGCTCGGATTCAATTATTTTCTTGTACTGGTCTACATGGTCTGCGACAGCGGGCTTGATGTACGGTTTAGCGCGTTGTCCGTGGGTCAGATGCCAATCGCCGTTTTCGTCTTGATACGTCCACGGCGTTTGTCTGCCGCCGGGATAATAAACGCCCGTGCCGCACTCCACATAAACTGCATACTCGCTGTTTGTGCCGATATACGCAACTTTTTCGCCGTCGTTTACCATATGTGTAATGCTGTTGCGTAGGTTTCCAGTGTCCACAGGGCATAGCTTTTTAGCATGCCCCTCACCGACAAGCCCGCATTTTTCCAGCGCCCGCTGGCAAGCGGCTTCAAGCTCTTTGTAAACTTCAGCGCTATGGTCTTCAAGTGTGATTTTCATTTTACCTTTTCAATCTCGTTTCCCTTGCAATCAATAATTTGATTGTTTTTGTCGAGTTCGATAAGATAATGCAAGCAGTCCGTGTCCCGTATATCTACAACCACACCAATTTTTCCAGATGCAGTTATTTTTACTTTATCAAATTCGCGTATCACTCGTCTGCATCCTTTCTATAGGCTGTCGTAATTCTCGGTTTTCCGTTGCCGGGTTCTTTTATCCAGCAAGTCAAGAATTGCTTTTTCTCCGTTATCCCCAACTTCATGGGAATCGAATACTTTTTGCTCCCATCTTCCAGCTCTATTACATTTTGAACTTTGCTCTCATCGTATTGCTTTGCAATATCGTATCGTAGCTGTATCGGGTTTTCCTTTGCATATCCAACGTCGAAAAATTCTTTCGCATGTTTTGCGCCGGGCTTCAAAAGATATTCTTTGAATTTTCTTTCCGTCGTTTCACATTGCGCTTTTTCTACAAACATTGTTTGCCTTTTTAAGGTCTTTAACGCGTGCCAAATTTCAATATCATTATACTTTAAATCTTGGAACTTGTAAACTGAATCTGGCACTTTATCGCCTAAAACTTTGCGGTATTCCGCAAATTGTTTCTTGTCGGATGAAAAATTGCGCCCTTTCTTCATATATGTTTCCCACGCATATCTGTTTTCTGCTTCTTTCCAGCTATTCCATTGCGTGTAATTCATATATGGGACAAGTACGCTTCTTCCCGTTTCTGGGTCTATCGCTCTCCGCAACTCATGCCGCGATTTTGGCACATCTGGCAAATCCGCTATTGTTGTGCAGCGGCAATTATACACTAGGTATCCCGGCGCAGATTCATCGCCAGGCTTCATGAGCTTATAACCATCAATAATAAACGGCTTTTCCACATCTACCGTTTGCCCGTCTGCCACCGCGTGCGCATGCCGCGTGCGGTTGTCTAACGTTGCCACCCATTGTTTTTTCAGCTTTATGCCCATATCCTGCGCGGAACGGTAAGTATCTAGCCGTCCCGCGTTCTCTGCTGCTGTGACCGCCGTTCTGGCCGTTCGTATAGCGCTTGCGCGGCTCATGTCCCGCATACGGCTTTGCAAGTCATCCGCAATCTTGCCAATTCCCTTGCCTTGCAGAATGGAGCTTGTGACACTAGCTGTAATTTGCTGCTTTCCGTATTTCAGGTCAATGCCGCGCTGCAATGCACGCTTTGGCTGGTAATATGGCATCAAGTCAGGCTGTTCATCGATTAAGCGTTTCACAGTCTGCTCATCCCACAGCGTAAAATCTGCTTTATCGGAAACCTGCTCAATTTTGTAAGCAGCGTAATTGCGGTTCAAGCTGTAAATGCCCGGCGTGGCGTCATTGACATAGGCCACAGCCGTTGCATTGGCATAAGTGTATCTTTCTGCCACCTTGTCCCGCAGCGCCGTAAAACGCTTGCCTCGTCCTATCTGCGCAAGCCGCCATTGCTTGTATTGCTGGTCTGTAATTTCGCCTGCATCCAGCTTTTCTTTCATGGCTGCGTCTCGCTTTTCGAACTGCTCAAAGTAAGCGTTTACCGTGTCTGACAGTTCGTCTGCTGCCTGTTGGTATATAGCAGAAATGCGACGCTCAAGCTGTGCAAGCTCGGCGTCGGTCATTCTGTGGGCATAATCAGGTTTCGCCATTGCCGTTCATTCCTTCTCCCGGCTGGTTCTGCGGCTCGTTAGGTGGCTGGTTGGTAATTGTACGGTCTACCTCCTCTGCCGCCTTTCGCTTCATCAAATCCTCGTACTGGTCTGCGTCTCCGAGAATGGTCAATAGCTTGCGCGTGATGTACTCGTCGTCGTAATATTCTGCTCCGAGCAAGACCGTCTGCGACTCTTCCTGCTTGTTGATAATCTGGTTGCGCGTGTATGTCGGCTCGTCATCAAGACCGGCAACCGCCAAAATGCCCTTGATGCAGCGCGTTACGCAGCTTTCAAACTTGTCCGTTTTCAGGTCGAGTGGCACATAACTGGCCTTGATGGCCGTTGCAGTTTGGTTGCCAGCGCTGACAGCGGCAGAATCAAAGGCCTGAAAGTCCTCGTATAACTTTTTGGTGAGCATATCAATAGTCGCCTGCGTGCCTTGAAACGGCGCTTCGATGCTCTGTGGCGTGGCCTTCGCGCCCTCTTCACCGTCAGCATGGGCTACATGGGTCGTTTTCAGACGCTCAATGAACTTTGTGTCGTCCTGCTCGTCCATGCCTCCGCAGTTGGTCAGAACCCAGAAAATCAGGTTGCCTTCGTCAACGTTGTTTACCATGTTGGAGCTAGCAAGGTCGAGCGCGTCAATGGTATTCTGTCGCCCCTGTAGCTCGCTGTGGGCCTGCTCGCCGTTTTTCAGCGGGATAATAGGAAATCCGGGATAGTTCTCACCGTCATAAATTTCTGTGCCGTCTGCCTCGCTGGTGCGCAGCTTCAACTTGTATGCGCGTTTCGGCTTGAGAATCGCCATATCATCGCTTTTGGGCTTTAGATACTCTGTGTAACCGTCAAGCTCGTACAGCGTGGCGCGCAGCGGCTTATTGTCTGCCACCTGCCAGAAACGGATTCCGGCTTTAATAGAGCCGTCTTCCTCGTCGTATAGAGGAACAAATTCCTCTGCTGCGAACACCTGCACATGGTCGAGATTCCAAAACACGAAAGACTGCCCGTCAATCAAAGCATGGCGGGCAGCGTCCATAATATCTTCGTCAAACGTCGCACCCAGCGCCTTTTTTGTCTCCGGCTCCTGAAATGAAACGCCGTTGCCCAGCAAATACGAAACTTCTTGGTCTACGACCAAGCCAAAAAACTTGCTTGCAATCTTGTGATTTGCCGTGTACATGTCACGGTGCGCCTTGCCCTGCATGTCGTAAATGATTTTCTCGTATTTGTTGATTGTAGGGTTTTCTCCGTGGTAATACTTGTTGGCGTTCGCTGCAAGGCGTGTGCTATGGTCGGCCTTATACTCATTGATTGCGCCAAGTATGAAACTCATGCGGGCTTTTTCGTCCTCGCCAACCGCTACAAAATCTTGGTATGTTTTCACATCTTCTCACCGCCTTTACACGAAAATGCTCTTGTATCTGGTTTCGGCGGTGTCCCCCGCCTTGTTCGCTGTGCTTTCCATCGCATAACGCACTGCATCAATGTGATGGTTGTTCAAATCCGGGTAGCCTTCCAGCACTTCCCCCGTCTTGCCGTCCCGCTCGTATTCATACTCGCTGAACTCTTTTGCCGTGTCCGGGCATCGCACGGGGTCTATTACAATAGCATCAAGCATCTGCAGCCACTTTGTACCGTATACAACAGACTTTGGCCCTTTTCTGGCTGGGAATGTCTTCACACCGTACTTGTTGTAATCGGCGATGGACTTTGGCTCGGCGCTATCCGCGCAGACTTTATCCTCACGTGTCAGCCCTTTATCCAAAAGCAACTGCGCCGTGTCCCTGTTGCTGGTTCTGCGCCGTGTCAGTTCATCGAAGATGTACAGCGTGCGCCTCGCTGCGTCATAGTGCATTGCATTGTATGCCCATGGGTCAGGATACCAGCCCCAGTCTACGCCACGCTTGATGCGGTCAAAGCTGGCAATCTGTTCATCGGTGATTTTCTCAATGCGCAGATTCTCAAATACTGCTGTGCCGCTGCCGACAACCTCGCCTAAATACTCGTGGCGGTATGCCGTTTCGTTCGTGCGCTCCAAGTATTCCGCATCTGCCAGAAACCGCGCTCCGAGCCATTCTGCGGGCGTTGTTTTATAGGTGGAATGATGTATCAGCTTTCCCGCCCGCGCTTTCAGAGCGTACCCATTTGCCCAGTTCCGCGCCATTGCAGGCGGGTTGAAGCTCTTGAACGTAATGAACCAGTCACCGCCGCGCAAGCAGGACTGCTCCACGTTTCGGATTTGCTCTTCCCCGTCAAACTGGTCAAGCTCTTCAAACCAGCAGATGCCGATATAACCAAACGGCACTTTGATTGACTTTACCTTGCCGGGGTCATCAACACCGAAAAAAAGCACCTTTTGCCCTGTTGGCAAATAGGTGCATTCCATCGGGGAGACTGTGCAACGAAAATTGTCGTGCAATCCAAGCTCATTGATTGCCCATACAATTTGCGCATACACGCTTGTGCGCAGTGTGTTGCCGACCTTGCGGAAAACCGCCGCGTGGCATTGCGGATGCTTGATAAGCTGCAAAATCAGCTCTATGCTGATATAGCTGGATTTTGTACTGCCGCGCCCGCCCTTTGCGACAAGCTCTTTTACATTGCCCGCCTTGATTTCACGGTGGACTTTAGAGAAGCAAGGGGAAACAACGCCAGATAGCTTACAAGTCATCTATGATTAGCACCTCGCTATCCTGCTGTTGTTCCGGCTTATCCTGCCATCCGAAATTTGCCCGCAAGCTGAACTGTGCGCCGCCTGAGCCGTCTTTGTCATACAGTCTTTCTTCGGCGTACTGTTCACACCGGGTCTTTGCACGCGTAATCGTGTCATTGAACTCTGGTTTATTTTGGTAATTCAAAAGCGCCTGCCTTGATGCAAAACCAAGTGCAAGCGCCAACCCTGTCACAGTAGGCGGCTTTTTATCGTCATAGATGATATAGCCGTTTTTATTTCGCATCGGTTCGCCGTTATCGTCTAAGAACGGCTGTCCTTTGCAGGCTTCAAAGTAGGCATCAATCTTTTCTTGCATTGCCTTTACGCTTCTGTATTTAGGTGGTGCGCCCACCGGATTTTTTCTTGATGCCACTTTATCACCTCGCCTTACAACACAAAAAGCCCACACAATTTGTGTAGGCTTATATCCCCCAAAACCCCTTTGCGCCGGAGGAAAAGCGCGTTCCCGCCCTGTCGGTATATGCTGTGCCGACCTCACCCGTTGCGGGGAGCAACGCCGCAACGTTTTTTTACAGTCAGAATTTAACGTGCCTGCTGTCCACACGCTTTTTTCATCCGCTGCATTTATCCCCGTGTGCGGATTCTCGGAACGCGGCTCCCTTATTCTTTGTGGATAGAATCGGCTATGCAGCATATAAAATGCCGGTCTTTCCCGGCTGCCAGCTATGAAAGCAGAAGAATTGAAATGGTAAAGAAAAGAGATTTTATCTATGCCGTAGGTTGTTCCGTTCCTACGTCATCCAGCATATCTATAATAGCAGGTTAAAAGGGAACTGGAGTGCACAGATTTTCAATTGCAGCGCGGTGTAATTTCTTTGCCCATCGCTCGGAAATATTTAGATTTATCGCAATTTTCCACCAATACGGGGTGCCGACAATATACCGCTCCCGCAGAACGTCCCGCTGCATTTGGTCTTGAACAGAGTTTATTGCGGTTTCGATTTCTTCCCTTTGCATTTCGGTTTCAATAATCTGCTTGTATAGAGCTTCCTGACGCTCCATGATTCTGCAAACGGCATCCTCGATTTTATTTTTACCGCCAGCAGACACCACCACGGGGGATAATGCTTTAGTGGTCGCTGTTGCCCGTTCACGTTCGCTTTGTATCTGCTGGCGCAGCTGTCGTTCATGATTCCTGCTGCGTTGGTATCTCCATAGCCACACTTTCTTTTGGTTGAATTCTTCTCTGGTCATTGTATCTCCTCTCTTCCAGTTTCATGCAGCGCGGCAGCGTGCAAATATCGCCATTCTTCCACCGGCATGTCGCGCAAAGATGTTCGCGGGCGTATTCATCAACTAGTTGCAGTTTTGTCATGGGGTCACCTCTGGTGGTAGAAGTCATTTTAGAAGCCTCTTTATGATTCTATAACATGCAATGCCGATGCGGGTTACGACCAGCAGCGGCCAGAAAATAAGGACAATAACGTTGTCTGCGCCGTCTACGGTGTCCATTCGGTCTGTGTGGTTGATGTACAGGACGGCGAGCAGGCCGCACAGGTCGTAAACACAGACGGCAGCGATAACAAGGATAATGGTCATGTGCGCTCACCATCCTTTTGCCGCAGTGTGGGCAGTTCTGCCCATGTTGTAGAACCTGTTTAATTCAAGCATAATGTTCTCCGTTGTATATAACCAGCATAGACGGGAAAGGCGCTGGTGGATACCTGTTGCCGTCCTCGTCCTCAAAACGCAGTCTTCCGCGTAGAAAACGGATTTCAGCTTTTCCGTACACATAATCGTGGAAATATGACGTATCAGTTCTCGCGGGTATCAATAGGACTATTTTTGTCCCGCTGCGCGATTCTTCGTAGGCTTTGCGCACCCATAGACCAATCGTTCTGCCGTATGGTGGATTGCAAAACACACTTCCTGATTCAACGCTCCACGGCATTTTCAGCCCATCGGTTTCTGGCGTGTAAAACAGATTGCACTTTGCGCTTTTCTCGTTTGCCGCTGCATCCAGAGAGAAATGAAATTCCTCGTTTAACTTGTCAAAAAACTCCTGCGGTGTGCAGTAATCCATTTTCTTGCTGCTTAAAAGTGCGTCGTTCATTTTGTGTTCTTCCTTTCAGTCGGCAGTCTGTCTTTAACGCTTATCCATTCTCTCATTTGCGTTCACCATCCTTTTGCCGCACTCCGGGCAAAAATTATAAGCAGCGAAAGAAATTGAATTACAGGCTGAACATACAACATTTGTGCTCCCGGCGCTATCGCTTATCCAATGCGCCGTAGGCCGCATGGATTCCGGGTCGATGATAGGTGCTTTCTTGGCTTCGTCCACGATAAACTTCGTCCCGGCGTCGTAACCACGCGCATAGGCCGCTTTCTGTTCAGAAAGGCAATTCCTGCCGCCAGACCATATATAATCTTGGTGGCCATGTACACCACCATAGCCGTTTGTAAGCATTTCAGTAGTAACATAAGCATATACGATTTCTTGCTGGATAGAGACTGTCTTTGTTTCTACGACAGGGTTTTCTTTGAATGGGAACATCAGAATAATCAGAACGAACAGAGCGGTTATGCAAAATGTTGCCAATAGTGCTTTCTTCATTCTGCTACCTCCTCTACAAACGCCATACTCTGGCGCAGATTGAGCGATTTTGGATTTAGAATACAAGCCGGGGCGACAGCCCCGTCGTAGTACGCATAGTAGTAGTCCAACCGGTCATCCTGGCTTACACCGCGAACGTATCGCGTTTTGCCCGTGTCAGAATCCTTATCGCCGCAGTACCACGGTGTGGCAGTCCAAATCCATCTGTCGTAGTGCGGGATGTAGTCACGGTACTTGCGGTACTCATCACACGTGAGGATAAAAACAAAGTCCTGTACAGTGCCATAAGCTCTGTCTCCGTTGTCGGCAACAAGGTCAACGTTATGTCTCAGCAGACTTTTTCTATCGAAAACAGCGTTCGCCATATCAGATAGAATTCCCCGCACATTACTTGTGCGGTAGTTATTCCCGTTGCCCCTTTCGTCTGCAAATTTATCACTTGGACAGAATTTTACGTCTTTTGCCCACGTCTTTGCCATAATTGCCAGCACACCGCCGTCAGGGTGGTTCGGGTCAAGGCAGACCCACTCGAAATTTTTGAACATGAAGTGTTCGCCGGTGCGCAGGGCTGTGATGTTAGTCATTGTCGGTTACCTCCGTGAGCCAGTATTTCTTCCTACAATCGGAACAGCTATACATTCCGGTTTTTAGCGCCTCACATTTGTCGTCTTCTTTACTATTTGTGTCAATTTTACACGGGTCAATAACGAGAACCCCATCTTTGTTAAGTTGTGCATTAGGGAATTGTTTAAGAAACTCGCTCTGGCGTGTCTTGATAGGGTGCTCATTTGCCCAGTAAATTACGCGGTCAATATGCGTTTCGATTGTGTCTATGTCGGTATTTGTCATTGCGGATGTAGCAAGCCAGCAACGGTGCCTCAGTCCATCGTACAGAGGGCAGGCCGCGCACCCGTCCTTTCCGAGAATCATCGTTCGGCACATGCGAATGCGTGCCTTTTCGTACTCTAATGCGTCCATCACTCATCAACCTCTTCGTTCCAGTATTTGTATCTGCACTTCTCGCACATTTCTTCAGATGGCACGCTTACCTCGCACGCCTTCTTTTTGTCAAAATGCGCAGTGCAAAAAGTGGTTGTAATACTGTACATGTTCGCGTTCGGGAACATTTTTTGAAATTCACTTTTTCGTGTTTTTACGGGGTGGTCTTTTGCCCATTGCTCGACAATATGAACAGACTTTTCCACGTATTCGCTTGCATTTCCGTTACAGTAGACATAGTTATCTTCTTCGCAGTTTTCGTGCAATGGGCATTCAGGACAATTGGCTTGACTTTCGCACAGTCTGCTCAAAGTTTTTGTATATTCAACTGCGTCCATAGTCTCACTCCTTACCAATCTGCGTTTATAACTACAAAATCGCCGTTTTCTATGGCGCAATCTACCAGCGCCACAATGCTTACCCAACTGTATGGTTTGTGTTCTCTTGCAAAAGTTGCAAGGTCTTTTGCTTGTTCGGATGTGAGCGTCATATCCTTTCCGTAAAAATCGCGTTCTGGTTCTTTCTCGCGGATTTGGTATGGCGCGTAATAGCCGATTTTTTCGAGATACTCTCTCCAAACACGGCATCCAGAATCTACACAGTCGCGGATTGTGCCTCTGATGGGCTTGCCGCAGTGCGGGCATTTGCCCACATCGTAGCGGGCGATTGTAATATCAAGTCCCATTACAAACACTCCTTATCCAGCCCGCGGGCTACATACTGCCCATAGGGCAGACCAAGGGCGGCGGCTTCGCGGGTACATTGTTCAATCGGCTTTACGATCCCGTGAAGCAACGCGGCATCTTTGATTCTCTTTCTCTGCTTTCTTTCTCTATCTCGCTCGTTAGAAAGCATCCTGCGGCACTCGTCGCAATAAATTTGCCTTCCTGTTACTGGTGTTGCCCCGCAGTTTTGGCACAGCTTAATTTTTTTCTCTATTTTCATAGCGGCTCCTCTGTTTTCGGCACATCCACGCCGATATTCTGCAATGTCACCTGTGCCCAAAGGTCGGCAAGCTGGTCATTGCGGTACTCATTGTATTTGTCGGCTACCGGGCCGGTCATTGCATCCTGAATCCGTTTCAGGGTGCGTGGAGAAAGACCGACCTGATAACACGCCAGCAGGCACAGATAGGTGGCGCGGGTAGCAATGTCGTTGCGCTCCTTCATGACAGCCTCCTGCGCACGGCACTGAATGCCCTGAATTTTAGCTTCTGCATAAGCATCTATGGCTTTTTGCATGGCCGGGGTGGGATGAAGTCTGGCTTTCATGTCTTTCAACTCTTTCCTGTTTTGTATAATCCGTATTTTCTGACATCGCGGCGGATTTTAATTCCACGCTCTGCATCTGCCGCGTCCGCTGCGGCATCTGCAAGCCGCTGTGCGCGGATTTTTTCAAACATGGCCGCATACTCGCCGTAGCGATTGCAACCGCTGTGGCAGTGTGCATGGCGGTCTGGGCAGTCTTTACACGGGCTGGTCATCGTCCGACATCTCCTCAATAAAAATTTCGGTGCGTGGATTGGCTTTGTCGTACAGTACGCGGGAGCCATCTGTTGCTGCTACGATGTTGCTGTTGTCATCGTTCAAAATCCTGGCATTAACCAGAATATCCATGATGGCGCTTTCAAGGTTGGTTTTATCTACCCTGTGCCGTGTAGGCATGTAATACAAGCACTTGACATTGTAGCGTCCGTCCAGCGGATTTTTGGGCGCTGGTTTTAAATACATCTTGGCAGTTCTTGCGTACTTCAAGTAGGCTGCACTTGGCAGAACTTTTGCGTACTTGCCCTTATGGCATACCGGGCAGTGTGCGCCAACGTATCCGATGCGGGGGCTGTTTTTTTTGGTGATTGGCTTGCCGTAGATTATGTATTTTTGTATCATAAACTGCCCCATTGTTCTGCCATTGCTTTTGCAATTCCGGGGAACGTTTTGCTTCGCGCCTTTGCTCTCTCCGTTGGTGGCAATTTCATAGTTTCCATGTGCCACGGATTATCTGTGCCGTTACCGTTTTTGTAGCGAATAATGTCAGGCTCTACTATATCGGTGGGTGTTAGTTTCGGCAGACCCTTTAGCCATAAACAGGTTGCTTTTCTTGCTGGGTCACCAAACATATATGGGTGAATGATTTGAGTTGGTTTTTGATACGCTGTTGACATATACCAAATAGGGTTTTCAATAGCAACTTTTGGGGAGTTACATTTAACGAACCGAATAAAGAAATCAGCTGCTTCTTCGCGGTCTTTGTAACGTTGAACCGCTTTTCCGCCATACCGTGAAATATTAAACCAGCGATTCCCGGTAACAGTTAGGTATGTGCAAGGTGGGTGAGCAATCAGCAAATCCCACTTGCCTACATCATGAGCCTTGCCGTCCATCGTTACGATTTGCCCACCCTCGATTGCTTTCATGGCATCGCCTAAAATATGCCATTCCGGGTGTCCTCCCGACGGTTCCTGGATGTCGCAGCTGTACGCTTCATGTCCGCGTTCTCGGAATGCCTTGCAGACTGTCTGCGATTCTTCACAGGCAACTAATACTTTCACGGTGCTATCTCCTTAACTTTTGCGTAGTACTTCTCGCTGTACCATATATCCGGCAGGTTTGGATTTTGGGTGTAACCTGCGGTGCGCAGGGCGGCTTCGGCGTTCCAACGTGTGGAATACAGGCGCTTGGAGTGGGTGAGGTCGCCGGTAGAGCGGGAATAGGTGATAATTTCATACTTTGACATTCAGCGTCAGCGCCTCTTTCTGGTTGATTTCTCCTCGCTGCATTTTTTGAAAAAGCGGCGTGTCAAAGTACAGGCACTCATGACAGGTGCGGGCAAACAGAACGTCAAACGATTCGATTTTGTGCGGGAGAAATTCCGCTGCCGCCGTGCGCAGTTCGGCAACGGTGGGTGGGAATTTCAGTGTGGTGGCCAGATTTTCCGCACCGCTCTTGGCCGCCTGCAAGGGGACATCTTTCAGTGCTGTGGCCCAGGCTTTTGTCATTTCGTCCGGGTCTTTGCCGCGCATGATGTTTGCCCAGTAGTTGGTGCAGGACAGAAGAAAAACGGCGGTTTCCTGTTCAGTCATCGGTGGTCACTCCTTTCGCGAGTTGCTTTAATCGCTCCATTGCGGCTGCGGCGTCTGTCTGGCGTGGCGTAGTGCGGGTCGCTTTAGCACTGTCGCGCTTTGCCTTGAAAGCTTCCACAGTGTAGATTCCTTCCTGCTCACAGCGTGCCAGGATTTGGGATATGTAGCTCCAACGCCGGGAGTTATGAACGGCGGCTTCTTCTATTGCCTGACAGATGATGGCGGATGGAAATTTTTGCAGGGCCGCTTTGATTTCATCGGATACAGCGCGTGGGATGGAACCACAGTTCTGTTCATAGCACTGAATGCAGTCGGATAAATCCTGGTTATGCAGGTCACACCCGGCGTCGCTGGCAGCAGTAGTAGCTATATATTCTTTACTTCTTACCTTCTTAGTATTAGAGGGTTTGTCGCTCGTTTGTCGCTCGTTTGTCGCTCGTTTGTCGTTTTGTTTGTCGCAAGCCTGATAATCAGCGTAATTATTTATCGTGTATATGGTAAATTTTGACGTTGATTTCTTTGTCACTTCGTTTGTCGAAATTAGCCTACTTAATGCTGTGCGGATTTGACGTGTTGTGAGCCCAAGTTTGACTTCCATTTCCTTTACAGTGGTAACAACTTGACCACGTTCCAAGGGAATGCCGCGATAGAACTTGTCTTCGTAGCTGGCAATTAGAAGCAGGTGAATAAACACGTCCTTTGTGGGGCCGTCATCATACCAGCCCCATTCGAGCATTTTTCTGTACAGCTTGATGAAGCCCTCGTTAGCCATTTTTCAACACTCCAAGTAATATTCTGCGACGCGGCACAGTCTGCCGTAACGGTTGCGGCGCTGCACCATGCGGGAGGCCACCGGGACACCCCGGCGCTTTAGGTCTGTGATGCGGGAGGCAAGGCGACTGCATCCGAAGTCCTCGAGCGCGTCCAGCGCGGTCAATGTGCCGCCGGATTCCAGCACGGCTAAAATCTGGTCAAGCTGGCTCGGCTGCTTTCTTTCATTCGTTCTTTCTTTCATGACGCGCACCTCCTAGAACGGCAAATCCCCCTCATCCTCAATGAGGGCATAGTCGTCAGACTGGCCGGAAGAATAGGAAACGTCGGGCATGCCATGCGTGCGCTGTGAGGGGGCTGCGGGGCGCTGTGCGGCGTTCTGCGGTGCGTGGCTGGTACTTTCCTTACTGCCGCAGAAACTTACGTTCTGGACCACGATTTCAACGGCTGTGCGGTTCTGGCCGTTCTTGTCCTGATACTGGCGCGTCTGCAAGCGGCCATCAATGGCAATGAGGGCACCTTTGGGGAAGTATTTGCAGACGAACTCGGCTGTCTTGCCCCATGCGGTGACATCGAGCCAGTTCGTCTGGCTCTGACCGCTGGCATCCTTATAGCCGGAATCGTTCGCGATGCGGAACGAACAGACGGACTTACCGCTGTTCGTGGTTTTGAGCTCCGGCGATGCGGCGAGTCTTCCGATGATAGCAACAACATTCAACATAGATTAGTCCTCCGTAATATCGAGATAGTTTTTGTAAAAGCGGCGGCGAAAGTCAGACACCGTCCAGTGGTAGTAGGCCATTGCCCGATACTGCCCCAATCTGTGATAGTAATCTTGTTTTTCGCCGCTTTTGTGAATAGCGGCGTGGCATTGCGGGCAGACGTTGATCCAAAGACCGAATTGTTTGGACTTGCTGCGCAAAGCCCCGCCGTAAATCTCGTGCCGGGCGGTGTCTCCAAAGCGGTGGCAGTGATAACAGCGGAACGATTCATGTACGAACAGCGACGGCGCGTAGCCGTTCTTGTCAAGATTCACGCCAAATTCATTGCGGGTCTGCATCGTCTGTCAGTCCTTTCAACTTGGAGATTTCTTCCGGGGTCATGGTGGGGATGCCCTGCTGCTGGCATTCCTGCACGATAAGTTCAATGAGGCGGTGCATCTGGGAGGGGTCGAACTGGGAAGAGCCGTACCAGCATTGCAGGTTGTAGAAAGTGCCCTGCGGTGTGGTCATCTCATCGAGCTTATGGACTTGCCAGCCCTCGCCCTTGCTCTCCCAGCCGTTTTTGAATGCTTTTGCAGCATCGGCGCGGAGGGTGACAAGGGCGGAGCTGCCGCCGATGTCGCGTATCAAATCACGGTAGATGTCCAGCACAGGGCGGTTGATTTTGGCGGCAAGCTGGTTCATGAGTGTCCATGCGTAAGCGTTGGCCGAGAGGCTGCGCTTTTGCGATGCCGTGCCGATGACGGCGGCAAGTGGCTTGCCCTCGTCAATGACGGCGCGGGCTTTATCGCAGTCGGTGGGGGAACATTCCAGCGTAATTGTGTTGCCGATAACAACTGCTGTCTTGATGGCAATTTGCTGCTTCATTTCCACGCCTCTGCAATCTGCTGGCCCTGCTTCCAGTCCTCTGCCGTGAAATCCTTAGAGGGCTTGCCGATGGTTTCTGCAATGAGTTTCCACGCATCATTTTCATCGGCGTTGTTCTTCTGGCAGTAGGCTTTGACAGCACGCTGACACTCGGCGCGGGCGGCAAGGCGGGCTGCGGCGGGGGTTGGCTTTTCCTGCTGCGGGGCGGGTGGCTGCCCCGGCTCATCTTCATAACGTTCCTTAAATTCGTCTGCTTCGCTGTCTGAGTAGATGCCGTCAAACGCAAGTTTGCAGATTTTTAAAACAACACGGTCAAACAAACGTTTGTATGCCATCGCATAAGGGTAAGCATTCTTACAGTTCTGCGTAGATGCTTCGCCGACCTCATATAAGCCTTGTGCCTTATTTGCATAGGTAAAAACAAGCGAATTCCCGTAGCCGGATTTGTCGACAGACACACAATCCGGGTTAAACTTATCCTTTTCCGGCATGTTATCATTGATTTTCAGGCAGGCGTTGTGACTGATGATAAGGCCGGTATACATCATTTTCCCGGTTTTGGTTTCGTTCATGAGAATCCAGAAGTCTGCCTCGTTGAGGTAGGGCCGTTCCTGAATGGCCTTTATGGCTTTGGCACGGCTGGCAAGGTATTTCGCGCTCTGCACGACAGGGATTTGTTGCCGAGTCTTGAGAGAATATTCAGAAGTTTTTTCGTTAAACATCAAATAGATTCTCCTTCCGGGTCGGGGGTGGTGAGATGGATGCGGTAGCAGCTGGCTGGCGGCGGAGTGGTGCGTGGCTTGCGGGTTTTTAGGTCATAGAAGTAGACCGGAATTCCGTCTGCAAGAAAATAGGTGCTGTTCAGGCCGTATTCATGTTTTGCGAAAAGCGGTACAAATGCGCCGACGCTATCGGAATAGATGCGGCGGGCAGCCAGCACGGCGTTGAAATAGCAAGCACTGATGCCCTTTCCAGTGGGGATTAACTCGGCAAGATGCCGGCCATTCAAAAGCGCGTGCGCCTGTTTCAGGGCGCTGATGTCGTCAATGGTCATTTAATAGTCCTCCATACAGCGGCAATCTTCCCACGGGTCGTCCTCTTGGACATCTTCACCGGGGAAGTCGTCGGGGTTATAGCACATATCACAGCCGATGATTGCTGTGCCGATTAAGTAGATGGCTTCGCATTCCTCACCGCATACCGGGCAGCGGGGGCGGCGGGGTTCGTCAGGCGGGAAGGGGTTGTCTTGATGCCCCCAGAAGCTAGTCATTCGGATACCTCCACAAGGTCGCCGTTTTTCAGCTTGTACCAGGTGTCAGGCTTGATGTTTTCACCGTCAACGACAAAGGCTTTCCACTCTTTAATGCCGTAATCCGCATCATTCTCCACAGCAATCACAAGGATGGCACCCATGCCGCCTTTAATTTTTACGTTTTCGCCGCGAACAAGCCCGCAACCATTTTCACCGACAGAAACGTAGCCGCGCGAAGTAGCCGCGCCGTACTTGCCAGCCGTAGCCGCGCCGTACTTGCCAGCCGTAGCCGCGCCGTACTTGCCAGCC